CAATGTATTCCGACCGTCGCATTCCCTTAGAGGATTTGCCGCGCGGTGAGAATGATCGAATGGGTTGGTGGGCCGATCTTATCTCAGAGCCTCAAGATGATTTGATTGGCTCGCGTCATTGGGTTTTAGAGCGTATTGGTAAGGTGAGCACTGATACCGCAGTTGAGTTTGAGAGTATTTTGCAAGAAGCTTTTCAGTGGATGATTGAGGACGGGATTGCGTCTAAAGTGGTTGTTGCCGCTGAGCGTACCGAAAACGATAGAATTGAGGGGTCCGTACAAATTTTTAGGCCCAGTGGCGATAATATCCCTTTTAAATTTATCTGGGACGGGCAAGAATTGAAATTGATTAAACCAACGGAGTGAGCCAATGGCATTTACTAGACCAACGTTAACAGAAATTATTGACCGAATTGAGAACGATTTCAAATCAGGTTTAAACTTGCAAGCGATTCTGCGTCGATCATTTTTAAAAGTTTTTGCCGCAGCTTTTGGAGCAACCTCTCATACACTGCACGGGCATATCGATTTTGGAATAACTGAAAAGTTTTTCCCTGACACGGGTGATGAGGAGACGGTTGTTAGGTGGGGGACGCTTTACGGGCTCCCCAGAAAAGAGGCAACGTTTGGCGAGTTTGTCATTGACGTTGTGGGCACGAGTGGGGGCACGCTGCCCCAAGGTCAAATTTATGTTCGCTCTGACGGCGCAGAGTATGCGGTAAAAGAGGAGGTAATTGTACCGGCTGCAACAACGTTACCGGCTACAATCGTCGCAGTGGTAGAGGGTGATAACTCGAATTTAGAGGTTGACGATGAGGTAACTTTGCAGAGTGCAGTTCCAGGCATTGAGTCTAACGCTGACGTAACTGCCGTTTCTATTGAGGGCGAGGAGCTTGAGCCTCTTGAGGACTACCGCACTAGAGTCTTACAACGTTTGCAATTCCCACCTAGCGGTGGCACTGCAAATGATTATGTAGCCTTTGTCCTAACAGTAGCCGGAATTACACGCGCTTGGGTTTTACCTGGCAATCGGGGCGAGGGCACGGTTGATACATCTTTCGTTGAGGACGGAAATGCGCCCGCCTCTATCATTCCAAGCGCCGCAAAAGTGGCCGAGGTACAATTGGCAGTTGATGATTTAAAGCCTGTATCGGCTGATCATATTGCTTTTGCTCCTCTTGAATTGGAAATGAATCCGGTCATTGCATTAAAACCAAATACGACTGCCGTGCAAGATGCAGTCATTGAGGAGCTTAACGACTTACTAGATCGGGAGGCTCAAGTCAGAAACGCAATTGACCCTGATCAAGTCGGCTTGGGTGTAATTTTTGACGGAAAAATAAAAATTTCTCAGATTAATGAGGCGATATCGATTGCCAATGGCGAGGTTGACCATATTTTGACGAGTCCAGAGAGTGACGTGCAGCCTTTAGAGGGCGGGCTCGTTACGCTGGGGACGCCCGTGTTTAGTCCATTGGCTTAAAAAAGGGGGATTAAGTGGCATCAAGCGCAGAAAAATTGGCTCAATATAAAGAGCTTTTAATTAACCTCTTGCCCAAGGGGAGACTCTGGCGTCCCAAAGACCAACCCAAATTTTCGGCGCTCTTGGGGAGCACCGCGCAAGAGCCCTGCCGCGTTGATGATCGGGTCAAGCAAATGCTTTTAGAAGTTGACCCCCGCACTACGGATGAATCATTTGATACTTGGGAGGGAATTCTTGGCTTGCCTGACGAGTGTACCCCTGATGATCAAACCGCTGACGAGCGTCGCAATCAACTGATTGAAAAATTTACAAATATTGGAGGGTTAAGCGGCCCTCATTATGAGGAAATTGGTCTACAATTGGGCTTTGTCATTACCGTTGAGAATCGACTCAATTTTGTAGCGGGTCGATCGGTAGCCGGTGACGCGCTGACTAATTATTTTGATCGCCACTTTGTTGCAGGGGACGACGCTGGCGGGGCTCTCACTGAGATAGGGTGGCGATTCTTTTTCAATGTTGAGATGCCCATTACCGCAGCCGAACATTTTGTTGCAGGCAGTGACGCGGGCGAGCCTATTAGGACTTTCACAAACGAGTTGATTGAGTGTACTATTAATAAATTAAAGCCAGCTCATGCGGGCGTATTTTTCACATTTGAGGAGTGAGCCGATATGCATAAAGTAGATTCGCCAGGGGCGACAATTGATAACAAATTCACTGAGGGAAACCCTGCTCTAAATATTTTAGCCACCGAGGTTAGTGACGATTGGCTGAATGACGTTCAGGGTTCACTCGTTGAGGTAATTGAGGGAGTTGGTCGTGCGCTGGTAAAAGGTGACGACACTCAATTTCGGGACTCTATTTTTGACATGATTGGTGCCGGTGGCACTAATATAAAACTTGACCCACTTGTCAATAACACCGCTGATCAAGTGATAACGGGACTACTTTTTGATAAGACTAAAACAAAAGCAGCGGTTGTTTATTTTGACGTGCATAGGGAGACAGACAGTAGTAACGTGCAAGAAACGGGTATTTTAGTGGTCACTCATGACACTAAAGACGACGTTTGGCGTTTGTCGCTCATGACCAGCGGACTTGACGACGCGGGCGCAGTGTTCAATGTTGTTGCTGCAACGGGCCAAGTAAGAGTTTCAACTGATGATTTAACAGGTGCGAGTTATGCGGCGCAACTCAGAATAAATAGTATTGCGAAAATGGCGCTATAAGAGAGGGAGCTTTTAGTTTTATGAAAAAATATAATTCAAAATTTGGTTTAGTGGGTTGGCTCCTTTTAATTGCTGTTATGGCAATGGGCGCAAAAATCGGAGACGACCTTTTACGGTTGGGCACTACATCGGGCACCGACATACAAATCCTCATGGGCGATAACGGGATTTTGAAGTGGGACGACTCTCTTCAAAAAATGCGTTTCTCAAATGACGGTGGCAGCGGGTTCACTGATTTGGGAGCCGCAGTGGGCGCAACGGGCGACCCCGAGGTGTTTAATGTAGGATTAAGTTTAAGTGCAGGGACTCTGCAAGTCACGTCAGCCGATGGCAGCGCGCTAACAGGCGGCAATCAAGCTGTTTTTGTTATGGCGTCTCAGGTGACGCCCGGTAAAAAAGTTGTTTTAAAAGCATCCGACGCAACTCACTTTTTGATTGACGACGCTGGCGCAAGTACCATTATCGGCGAGGAGTTTGGAATTACCTCGGGTATCGCTTGGGGGGAGGACCGACCCGCTTATCTTTATGCAGTTAATGGGGACGATTCAAACTCTGGATTAAAATTTGCGATTTCGCCCATGCCTAACCTGAAACAATCCCCCGCAACGGCTTTGATTGGATTTCACGCTACCCCCATGGCAACGCCGTCAGATTTTGGAATGAGTTTTTTAACCGTAACTGACGTGACCACTACTCACGACAACGTACCCGTGTTGCTTATTGGTGCCGTCCGTTGGCAAATGAGCGCAGCCGATGACTGGACGGTATCGGCTCTATCGGTTGCATCTCAAGACGGAATAAGCGCAAACCCCTATGTCGGAGTGCAGTTTGAATATCCAACCGAGCAAATGGGCGCAAAACCGGGCAGTCATTTAGGTACGTCAGGCACGGAGCCGACTTGGGCGAGTCCCTCCCTCATTCGGTATTCCTACACAATGGACTTAGACGCTCGCGTCTATATCCGTTATTCAACTGAGGGCGCGGGGGCAACCACTAACGGAGCCGGGGGCCAATCGGTAAGCCTTACCCTCCCCTATCTTTTAGCAGAAATTCTGCCAGCATCGTCAGGGGTAGCAGGGGCTCCCATTGGAAGTTATACATTAACCTCAACGTCCCCTACTACCGGAATTCTGTTTTTTAGAATCAACGGTCCTGCTGTTATTTATCAGCTCTTAAACCAGACAAATAGCACCACAATCTTGAACACCGATTTTGCTGGCGCTGATACAGATATGACTGTTAATTTTTACTATCAATCGGGACAACCGTAAGAGGAGCTTTTACTATGAAAAAATTATTTTTAATGTTGACACTTTGTTTTTGTCTCGATTCTTTTGCTGACAGTTATATGAGCGGGAGTCATGTAGCAGGTGTGAAATTGGGCACCGCTGGGCTCATGCAGTATAAGAGTGAGCAAATTTGCGAAGCATCCGAGGGCGAGGCTTGCTACCGCATTGACGGTAAAAATTTAATGTTAGATACAGTTCAATCCGTTATGGTGCCCGACTATTCGAGTCCCCTCTTTGAGTCCAAATCCAAAATATCCCCTTGCACTAACGCCACCACTTGCGCGGCAGTCAATCAACCGGGCTATTGCGACAGTCAGGGACCCAATCATTTTTCAGTCGTGGCTGGTGATTTTTCAGAAGTCTATTGCACTCGGCGCACGGGATTTAATCAAAAAGCTGAGGACCAATTGGTTAGGGACCCGGCATTGCAGGCAGCTCAAGATGCAGTACATGCGGCTGAGGAGGCTGACACTGCAAATAGAAATGGTAAGAGGGCTACCCGCTCAGCCGATTTGAAAACTTGCTTGGCAACTTTGCAGTCAACCGTACCCCCGCCATCTTTGGTCGATGTAATTGCGTGCCTTGAGAAACTGCTAAAACATGTTGTTGAAAAGGATTTGCTAACGTCAGAGTTGTAAGGGGGGCCAGTGCATTTTTTTAAAATTTTTGGCATTCTCTTTAGTGCATTAAAAAGCTCCAAAGTGAGAGATCTTGCGGGGCTTATTTCTCTGGTTATTGCTGGCGGTGTTTTAATAATGCAGCAAGTTGAAGCAAAGCATCAAGACTCACTTTTAAAAATTTCTGAAAACAGAGAGCGTGTCATTAGCCTTTTAGTGGTTCAAGAAAAAGTACTTGCCAAGCTCGACGCAATTAAAGAGAGTGTTGACGAAACAAAGGGCCAGGTTGACAGAACTCGTGATAGAGTTTGGCAAATTGGCCGAGATATTTACATACTGCGAAATAAAAAGGAGCAGAGAAAATGACTGAACACGAGCAAAAAGCATATGATTTGAAAGTACTGGGCGCAAAGCTAAAGGCTGAGGGACTAGAATTAGCTGAGGACGGCGCGGGCAAAGCCCTAAAATGCGTTATGTCATGGCTAAAAGAGTCAGCGGCATTGTCCCCTAACCAAATGGACGACTTGGTTGCCCCCCTACTCGTACCCGTTGAAACCTACGTCATGGGCCAGGTTGACAAAATTGACGGCAAAGTAGGCTAACTTTTCATTCGACTAAGCCATAGCTGAGGGGAGCCCTTTTTGACGGGGGCTCCCCTTTTTACTGGAGGGAGCCATTTTTGCGTTATCATTTAATAACCTCTTTTTTATGTTTCGTTGTGATAACAGGTTGCACGACAATCCCCCAAAAACTCGATGATAAAATTTTCTATAAGCGTGATATGCGAATCACTGTCAACGGTCACCAAACTGAGGGCGTCATGGTTGTCCCCCGCAGTGGCAAATATGACTTTGATATCCAAGCTCGTGGCAAGCTAGACCTTTTTACTCTGACAACCTGCCACCGGGAGCAAACCAAAGAGAGCGCCGGTGAGCGTGGTTGGTTTGCTGATAAAAAGCGTCGTAAATTAACTTTTATCCCTGCCCCTCTTGAGGCTGATCATTTGGCTTGCCCCGTTCAACTGGGAGGCTACGAGCGCATAAAGGGGCGTCACTCATGGGGATTGGTTGCCTTTGAGCATCCGAGCCTTACTCTCCCTGCTTTTGTAAGCTGCAATGGCTCCCAGTACAATGCTCGGGGTGTTTCAACGTGCCAATCAAAAACAGGATTGTTAATGGAAATTAAATTTTCTGAAAAAGTAAT